ACTGGTTCGCTTACAGTAAATTCATCTGGTTCTAATTTAGTAGGAACAATTCAAGCAAACACAACTGCAGTATGCACTTGTATTTTAGTTACTGGAACAACTGCTGCTTCTTGGGATTTTGATGTAACTGGATTTACTTCTGCTTTACCTACTACAAGAGGTGGAACAGGATTAACAGCTATTGGAAGTTCATTACAAGTATTAAGAACTAATACTGGTGCAACTGCTTTAGAATTTGCAACAATTTCTTCTGGAACATCTTGGCAAACTATTGTTACTGGTTCGACTTTATCTGCTGTTGCTGGTAATGGATATTGGATTGATACAACTTCAAATGCTTGTACTGTAACATTACCTGCTTCTGCTACTGCTGGAGATACAATTATCTTAGTTGATTATGCTAGAAATTGGGGAACAAATGCAGTTACAATAAATCAAAATTCTTTAAACTTTCAAGGAGCAACAACTCCAAACCCTGTTTATAATACAAAGGGTCAATCAGTTACATTAGTTTATTCTGGTGCAACAAAAGGTTGGATTCCAACTGTTGATGATGATGTAACATTAGAAACACCACAACCCTATTCTATAGATTTTTTAGTGATAGCTGGTGGAGGAGGAGGTGGTCGTAATAACATTGGTGGAGGAGGTGGTGCTGGTGGATATAGAACATCTACTCAAACAGTAAGTGGTGGAACAGTAATTACAGTAACAGTAGGAGATGGTGGGGCTGGTGCAAATACAAATGCTAATGGTGCTAATGGTTCAAATTCTTCAATTTCAGGTTCAGGTTTAACAACAATTACTTCTACTGGAGGCGGAGGAGGCGGTGGTGGTCCAGGTGCTGGAGAAAATGGTGGAAGTGGTGGTGGAGGTGCAGGTTTTCCAAATGCTTCAGGTGGGACAGGAAACACTCCAAGTACATCTCCTAGTCAAGGTTTTAATGGTGGTGCTGGTGTTAATCCAAATGGAGGAGGTGGAGGAGGTGCTGGAGAAGCTGGGAACACAGATGGTAATGGACAAGGTGGAGACGGAGTAGCCTCTTCAATAACAGGAACTTCTGTAACAAGAGCAGGAGGAGGTGGAGGAAGTGCTTCTGGATTAGGTGGTGATGGAGGAGGTGGTAATGGAGGTTCAAGTGGTGGAACTGCAGGAACAGCAAATACTGGCAGTGGTGGAGGTGGTCAAAGTCCAAACTCTTTTGCTGGTGGTGATGGTGGAAAAGGAGTTGTTATATTAAGTGTACCAACTGCTAATTATTCTGGAACATCTAGTGGTTCTCCAACAGTTACAACATCAGGAAGTAATACAATTTTACAATTTAATGGTTCAGGGAGTTACACAGCATAATGGCTAGTTTTGCAAAAATAGGATTAAATGGAAAAGTAATAGAAGTACTTTCAGTAGTGAACGAAGTTTTACATGACAGTAATGGAATAGAACAAGAAGTTATTGGTATAGATTTCTTAACAAAATTAACTGGTTATCCTGTATGGAAACAAACATCTTATAATACTCATGGTGGAGTTCATAGTAATAATGGAACACCATTTAGAAAAAATCATGCAAGTATAGGCTATACTTATGATGAAACAAGAGATGCTTTTATTCCTAAGAAACCTTTTAATTCTTGGATATTAAATGAAGATACTTGTCTTTGGAATGCACCAGTTGCTATGCCAATAGATAATTATACATATCGTTGGAACGAATCAACATTGACTTGGGATATAGTAGAGTTATAATTTAATTATAACAATGATTGAATCTAATATTAATGGGATATTTCCAACTCCTATTTACATATCTAAACTAGATAGAAAATTAACACCATTAGAATTAAAGTTTGTAGATAAACATAAAAAAGATTTTTATAAAAATGATGGCAACATTACATCAAACAATAATTATATTCTTAATGAAAAACCTTTTGTTAATATTAAAAAAGAATTATATTTAAGAGTACAAGATTATTTTGATAAAGTTATTTCACCAGCTAATAACATTACACCTTATATTACTCAGTCTTGGTTAAACTATACTGAAACAAATCAATATCATCATAAACATGCACATCCTAATTCATTAGTATCAGGAGTATTCTATATTAACTGCCATGAAGAACATGATAAAATTAAATTCTTTAATGATAGATACCAAACAATTAAACCAGAAGTTAAAGATTGGAATTTATACAACTCAGAAACTTGGTGGTTTTCTGTAAAGACTGGAGATATAATACTATTTCCTTCTTCATTAACTCACATGGTAGAAACTAAACAAGGAGATAATACTAGAATTAGTTTGGCTTTTAATGTATTCATTAAAGGAACTGTTGGAAATAATAAAAACTTGACAGAATTAATAATATGATACCTTACACTAACGAAGAACTAGAATTTATTAACAAACCAATATAAGGAGAACACTATGTTTAATTTTAATCCGTTTAAAATTCCTTCTTATAAAGAAGTTAAAGAATCAACTGAGAAGTTATATGCTGATTCTGTTAAATTCTTTGAAGAATGGGTTGAGGATGTTAAGAAGTATTTCAATAAAAAGTAAATGGCTAATACATATAAAAGTTATTTTGTAGATTTAACTACTACAAACAAAACTCTTATTTATACTGTACCTGCTAATACAACTGCACTAGTTAAAACAATTCAATTAACAAATGAATCTGGTAACGTTAACGTTCAAGTTTATGTTACTGATACATCAGCAAGTGTTGAGTATGAAATAGCTCATATAACAATTGCAGCTAGATCTACTGATAACTTTGCATTTGGTACTATAGTTTTAGAAGCTGGTGATTTAATAAAGATTCAAGCCGCAACTGCTAATACAGTTACCGGAGTAATATCAGTTTTACATGTTCAGTATTAATGGATGTTATTAGAATACCAAAAGAAAAAATAGAATCAGTTTGGATTTTAGTTAAAGAATATATTAGAAATGCTTTAATATATTCTGGTAGTCATCACCATACTGACCATTACAAAGATTTGATTAAAGACGGTAAGTTACAACTTTGGATTATTTGGGATGATAAAAAACCTAATGTAGATGAACAATTTAATGGACTTGTTCTCTCACAAATCATACAAAGAAGCATTAAAAAAGTCTTACATTTGCCTATGGTTACAGGTAAGAATAGACAACAATGGCAAGATTTAATTGTAAAGATAGAAAATTTTGCTATAGATCAAGGATGCGATTGCATGGAATTAATTGCAAGACCAGGTTGGCAAAAGATTCTTGATAAACATAAATACTATAGAACCCATGTAGTATTAGAGAAAAACTTAAAAACAGAGGAAAAATAATATGTCATTTTTAGGCGGCGGCGGCGGTGGATCAGGAACTACAGTAAGTACAGTAACTCCTTATGCTCCAGCTCAACCAGCATTAAATCAAATTTTAGCAAACGCATCAACATTATATCAACAAGGTGCAACGTCTCCTTATGTTTCTCCAAGCCAACAAACATTAACTGGTTTAGGAATTCAAGAATCATTAGGAACATCAGCTGCACAACAATTAGCTGGAACATTAGCTGGTCAATATACCAATCCATTTTTATCTCCAATCATTCAAAGAGCTGGACAAGAAGCGTATGGAACAGTTGCTCAACAATTTAGTGGAGCTGGTAGAACTCCAGGTTCTCCTATGTCTCAACAACAAGTTGCAGACATTGTAGCTCAAAGAGCTTTGCCTTTTGCTTTCCAAGAGTATGGACAAGAAAGACAAAGACAATTAGATATTGCTCAAAGAACTCCAAGTTTATTTACAACTGGTCAGCAATTAGAACAATTACAAAGAGAGTATCAACAAGCACCATTTCAAGCATTACAACAATATGCTGGTCTTGTTACTCCAATTGGTTCAGGATTGCCTACACAAACTAGAGACACACAAACACAATCTAATCCATTAACATTAGGATTAGGTGGAGCATTAATTGGTTCACAAGTTTTACCAAGTATATTTAGTGGATTAACTCCAGGAATGGGTGCTGCTTACGGTGGACTTGGTGCAGCAGGTTTAGGATTATTAGGATTATTATAATATGGGTGGAGTAGCTGATTTTGTAGGTGATGTTGTCGGTGGAGTGGGTGATGTTATCGGTGAAGCAGGTGATTTTGTCGGCGATGTTATTGAAACCGCAGCAGACAATCCGGTTAAAACAGCTGCTACTATAGCTGCAATATATTATGGAGTTCCCTATTTAGCAGGAGAAGCAGCAGCAGCAGAAGCAGCGGCAGCAACATTTGGTTCTTCAACAGCGGCAGAAATAGCAGCAGCAGAAGCGGCAAGTGCTGCAGCATACACAGGTGGAACAGGTTTATCTCAAACATTATTTGGATCTACACCAGGATTAACAGCTCAAGCAATTGCTGAGGGTGCAGTTCCTGTTGCAACACAAGGTTATATAGGAGCAGGTGGTTCATTTAATCCTTTAGCAGGATATTTTGGAAATATAATTCCATCTACACCAACAGATTTTTTAACTTCATTTATTCCAAAAACTCCTGGAGAAATTGCAAATACCTTAGGATTAGTTTCTGTATTAGGCGGAACTGTTATACCAAGACCAGAAGTTCCTGGTGTTAATATGACTATACCACCAAGCAATGTTCCTAGATATGGTACAGGTCAAACTATTTTTAATGCTTATAATTCTGCTAAACAAAGTGTTAATGATATTTTATATCCACAAGGATTATTAACAACTCAACCAAGAACAGCAGGCATTTACTCAAACTACTTACAACAACAAGGATTAATATAATGGACAGTCTAACAGAATTATTAAAAAAATATTACGGTTATGTTGCGAATGATGAACTTGGTTTAACTGAATCAACATCTTCAGATGGTGGATTAGGTTTAGACATGGGAGTACAAAATCAATCATTATTAGGTTCTGATAGAAAAACAAATAACACTTTAAGTTTAATGGGATTGCTTGGTAGCCCAGAAGCATTAACAGGATTAGGTTTAATATCAGCTGGTTCTCAAGGTAAGAGAATTGGTGAATCTATATTACCGGCTTTTACTGAAGGATTAAAAGTATCTTCTGCGGTTAGAACAATGACTAAAGAACAAGAACAAGAAAAAGCAATTAATGAGTTTGCTGATAAAGTTCCTGAACAATACAAACCATTATTTAAAGCGTTTCCAAAAGAAACAATGAAATTATTATTAACACCTAAAACACCAACTCTTAGTGGCGAAGCATTAAAAGTTGCAGGTAAATTACAAGGATTAAATCCAACTGAATTTAAAGATGCATTTGGAAAATTATCTAAAGTAGAACAAGACTTATACAATAAAGAAATAGCTGGTAATCAAGATATTGTTTCTCAATTACTTGCTTTATCTGGTGGAGATATAAGTAAGTTTGCTCAAACACAAAAAGCAACACCAGTTGCGGCAACACCTACCGATATTAAATCAACTGATATATTTAAGAAATATAAACAAGCAAATCCTAATGTTTCTGATGAACTTTTAATAGAAGAAATTAAAAAGAAATTTCCAAATAAATAAAGATAATTATTATGGCTACGCAAATTATAGATCCTTTTGAACAAAAGGGTTCTATCAATATTATTGACCCATTTGAAAAACCAATAGAAGAACAAACTGCTTTAGA